ACTGGGGCTGATATTGGTGCTAATATTGGTGCTAATATTGATGCTACTGCTGTTAATACTGGTACTACTACTACTGGTACTGGTGCTGTTAATACTGGTACTACTACTACTGGTACTGGTGCTGTTACTAATCTTAATGAAGATAATACAGTTAAGATCAAATCTACTGATCTAGAAGGTAATCCTCTGCCAGCTGAACAAATGGCAGATATAGTACAAAATACAGACAACATTGATACTTTCAGGTATATAGACTTTGGAGATGGTAAGGGTCTTCGTACGAACCCCTACTTTGTCGATCCAATACCTGCTAACGCTGCCCCTGCTCTTGGGGAAGTACCTGCTAACGCTGCCCCTGCTCTTGGGGAAGGACCTAAGCCTGACAGCATCCCTGTAGCAGAAGTAAACCCTAGAACAGGTGTGGCTCCTATCGGTGAAGTTATGGCGGGTGCACGGTCTGAATTACGTAAGAATCCTGAGTTAGATGCTGATGTAATGTCTGCACTAGAAAGTATAAACACTAATGAGGGTGTCAATGCTAATTCTATAGCAGTTCTTGAGGCTCTTGTTGAGAAGCATGGTGAAGAGGCTGTTGAGTTGAATATGTCTAGGGTGTTAGCTGCGAAAGGGTTAACTATGGAAGACCTTAGAGACTATATATACTCTTCACTTACACCAGCAGCTACAGGTAATACAATTCCTTCCCCATATAACGAGAGGTATGATGAAGAACCTTACTTTGAAGACACTGTAGGCCAAGAGGGTTTGAAGGCTCTAGTTGAGAGTGTTGATAACATTAGCCCTGCGATGTCTGCCTTTGACGAAGCCTTAGCGAAACGCCCAAGCTTAGCTTCTAGAATTGCCGATGTAGCTGGTGATGTTGTTAAAGGTGTTAAAAGCACTGGTAACGCTGCAATAGGAGCTGTACTGAGGGATCAAGGTTTTGGAGCTTTAGCTACATCTTTTGAGGAATCTGCATTGACGGATCAGCAGATAGCTCAGGCAATGATTATGAAAGCAGAACCTTACAATAGAGAGGCAGCTAATAGACCCTTAACTATAGCGCAACCTGATAATGGGTTCCAACAACAAACAGAAACAGGTAGGGCTGCTCCTCTTAGAGAAGCTGCTACAGGTGAGACTGCCTATCAAAACCCAAGGGATGCTGATGGAGAGCCTTTCTTTGAAGATGGACCTTTGAACCCTGTAACAGATATTGCTGATGACATTGATGGTCAATTATCTGAAGTTGATAATGCTCAAAGTAAGTTGAATGAAAGACTTACTGAGATAGGTGAAGCTAAAGTAGCAGATGCACTTTCTAAAGTTCAAGTGTTATCTGAAGAAGTTATTGATGTAGCTGTTGAGACTCTTGAAGACAGTATTGAAGGTACCTATGGTAATGGTAAGCCTGTTATAGCTGCTGTACTAAGAAACCAAGGTTTAGGTGCTTTAGCTACGGCTATTGAGGAGTCTGATCTAACAGACCAACAGATAGCTCAGACACTGATTCTCTCAGCTAACCGTATGTCAAGACCTGCGGAGACACTTGATGAGAATAACATCATTACAGACCGTAAAGGATTAGGTAGCAGAGCTAAATCTATGTTTGGTGGTGAGAAAGATACCGTAGAGAGAGGAATAGATGACGGAGAGATAACAGGTCCATCTCGTTTAAGAGATGTTTCTGGTGCTCTTGATTCTAAACTCCCTGATTTCCTTAAGTAAGAAGAGGTATACTAATGACAATGCGTCTTGATGAAGAACAGCAAGATACCTTCAACCCAGTTAACGTAAGTAGAGAACGGACAGAGCTAGGGAAGCCTATCAGTCTTGCTGACTCTATGGATAATCTGTTCCCTGTCGTTGAGGGAGAAGATAAAGAAGGGGAGGTAGTAGTACCTGAAGAACCTCAGGTACAGGCAGAGGCAGTAGTACCTGAAGAACCTGTAACCTCTCAGTTAGACTCTATGTTCCCTGTTGTTGAAGAAGAAGAAGAAATACCTGTAACTGCAGAACTTAAGGTACAAGAATCAATAGTAGAAGAACCTATAGACTCTCAATTAGACTCTATATTCCCTGTTGCTGAAGGTACTCCATCACCTATAGTAGAGACTGCCCCAGTAGATACACGGAGTGCTCTAGAGATAGCTATGGAAGAAGAGAAAGCACTAGGTGGTGGTACTTCTGAAGATGAGTATGCTGCCTATGCTACTGAAATGCTCCCAGAAGGTGTTGAGGCAGGTTCGTACTCTCCTGATGATATAGCTGGTAATGAGGCTCTGTACGGTGTAGTTAAGGACTACATGACAGATAAGATAGGGGTACGCGCTGTTAAGACTTACAGTAAAGAGGAGCTAGTCGATACATTCTTACAGAGTCGCCGTAATGTAGCTATGTCTGGTAACATATGGAGCGTAGGCTCAGAGGTTGACTATCTTGTTAAGATCAGCGATGACGAGACCAAGATGAGAAACGCTGCTGCTGCGTATGTTCTTTATGAGAGCATGGCTGGTATTACTTCTGATGATTACAGTTGGGGTGAACTAGGTCAATCATCTTGGGATGTTATACAGGGTATTGCTACAGACCCAATGACATACCTATCCCTTGGCTTTGGTAAAGTAGCTGGTGCTGGTTTTACTAAGCTTGGTTCTGACATACTTAACAAGCAGGTTATGAGTCATGCTATGAAGGGCTTAGCTAAGGGTATGTCTAAGGAGGCTGTTAAGGGACAAAGCAAGAATATAGCACTTAAAGCTGGTTTAGAAACTGCTGAACAACAAGCTAAGAGTATAGCTAAGTTCACTGCTCAGAATGTAAATAAGACAGGCTTAGAGAAGTTAGCGAGTCGTGAAGGTGTACGTGAGGTTATAGCTACTGTTGCCTTTGATGCTGCTGCTGGTTCTCTGTCTGAGTATTTATATCAAACTACACTAGTAGACAGTGGTGTTCAGGAAGACATCAACAAGTACTCTGTCGGTATGGCTGCTGTAGCTACTTTAGTTATTGGAGGTGCTGTCGGTGCCCGTGTTGCTACTAGAGGTTTTAGTAAGACAGCCCTACCTAATCAGGACGTAGTTGCTGGGTCACCTAAGGTTGCTATTAAGAGGCTACAAACTTCTATAGATGCGCACCTACAGGATGTTAAGAAGAATAAACCAAAGAGGAGAGTAGTTAAGACTTCCTTTGAAGGTAAGAAGAGTAGAGCTGAGAATACAAAGCTAAGCACTGAGTTTGATACCTTCTTTGACGAGTTCTTACTGGGTGTATCTGAGACGCTACCAGATGGTTCGGTTAGGACTTTACGTAAGGGTCTTGCTCACGTTATGCAAGAGGAGGGTTTCTACAGAAGGACAGGTGGTAAGGGTGACGATACAGCCGCTAATCACTTTGCTAACTTCATTAGAGCTAACTTTACTCAAGCAGATATCATAAGGTTGATTAAGTCTGGTGAGGATCAGATAGGAAAACGTATGAGAGGCTTCACTGACTCATCCAAAAACCCTCTGGGTACCTACAAGACAGGACCCATGAAGAAGCAACCTAAGTACCCTACTCCTTCACAATTCGCTGATGCCTTTGCTGCTAGAATTAGCAAGCAAGCTGAAGGTATGGGTGTAGTTAGTAAAGCTGCTTCTTTAATAAGCGCAGATGTACCTACGTTTCAAGTAGAGGCTATGCTTAAAGGTGCTGCTGATCCTAAGCTTCTTAAGAGTAAAGGCGAGCAAACTCTAGGTTCAAAAGCCTGGAGTTACCTTTCAGACACTACCGTAGCTGTTCAAGGTAGGTATGTACGTTCCTTGGTTTCAAGCCTTTCTACATCTGCTCTAAACGTACTAGGCTACGGTGTCGTCACCGCTATGGGTACTACGACTGATCTGGTACGTGCTTTTAGTCTATTGGGAGTAGGAGCTGGTCAACAGTTATTAGGAGAGGCTGCTAGTAAGACTGGTCTTAAGAACATAAGAACAGGTAGTGATCTCATTGAAGCTAACATTAATCGTATTCAACGTTTGTTTGATAGTGACATGACTGCTGAAGCATTTAACTCTATATCTCTTAAGAGTACTGGTGCCATAGCACGTATGCTACGTGTACAAGGTGGTGGTGTTGACATGGGTAAAAGTGTTGATGACATTGTAGATACTACATGGCTTGGTCGTAAGCACGATAAGTTGATAGAGTGGGGACAGTTTGGCACTCTAGTTAAGACTCAAGATATTATGACTAAATCACAAGAGTTTGTATTTCAGATGGATAAGGCTCTCCGTGCAGAGTACGGGATGTCTTGGAATAAGTTCTATGGACCGAAGCACACAGAAGCTACTCGTAAGATGAACACAGCTAGGTATGCAGAGATTGAAGAAGAAGTCGTAGCTACAGTTATGAGAAACACTTTCTCTGAATCTTATGCAAACACAAGTACCATAGCTAAGATGATTGAGGAAAGCAGAAGGTATCCTTTTGTAGGTATGTACCTTCCTTTTGGTAAGTTCTTCAATAACACTGTTGCATTTACAGCTCGCAATATGCCTATAGGTAACGTTGCTATAAAGTATATGGGTAGGGACAAGTTTGAGGATATGCCTTGGAGTGAAGTCTGGTCTAGGAATGTAGTATCAGGTGGCTTGTTATACAGCTATGCTGAAATGGGTAAAGAGAGACGTGAGGAAGGTCTAGGTGCATACGAGTTTAGAGACAAAGAGACAGGTGAGATAATAACACATGAGTACGACTACCCAATATCTCTGTATGCAGGAGGCGGTATGGTTCTTTCGTATATTCTAGACGGAGAACTACCACCGATGGAGCTTCTTGGACAGTTAGGTACTGACTTCGGTATATCAGGGCTTACTAGAGGTCTTACTACTACTGCTGATGATGTAACTGAGATGTTTAAGTACCTCCTAGCAGGCGAGATAAGCATTGGTCTTAAAGACCTTGGCGCTGTTGCAAGTGGTACAATCTCTCAGTATGCGGCTGGTGTAACACGTTCTCTAGATAATGTTGATACCTTAATAGGTACTATCTACGGTGCAGACCGCCGTCCTACTAACATTAAAGATGGTAACAAGTTCTGGGGTAAGACACTGACTAACTTAGATAACACCGTACAGCTACTCACAGGAGCTACTCAGGGTGATCCTAAGTTCTCAGCTATCGAAGGCCCCCTTACTGACACAACAGGTAGGCAGACAGGTCTTCGTACTGTTCAGATGACTAACTCTATGCGTATTATGAACATACTTTCATATGAATACTGGACTGAGGGTCCGTCTTCTAAGGCCAACAATCTTGCAGCTGGTGCATCTAATTCCTTCAAGAAAGTGTTCTTTCGTAGAACTGAGGACCTTGCTACTCAGCTAATGAACAGTGATCAGTTTATGTCCTATTCTTTAGAAGATAAACGTAAGCTATGGAACGAGAAGATGTCTGATATTAAGGAGTTGACACTTCTGGAACTAACTTCTAGTTTTGAAGGTAGGCAGAACACAGCGGCGGCGATGATTAAATTAGTAGATAAGTACCCAAAGGTTGACTTACATAATACGATGCGAGCGCTAAATATGAGTACTGATATAGGTGATCTAACTTTAAACGAAGTGCTGATTCTTACTAAGCAACTAGAGATAGACAAGGCTCTGAGTAAGTGAAGGTAACAAAAAGGCCCACCTAAGGTATTAACCAAAGGTGGGCTTATAGTTTAGTCTTCGTATTGTATAAGCAAGTCGGCGTAACGATATGCTTCGTCTACGAGTTCTTTGGCTCGTATTGATCCCCCACCTCCAGCTATTAAACCTCCAAGGACTGAGGCTGCTAACTGTGCCCTAAGATGGGAGAGATCATCTTTTGGACTTTTGGGTGGGGTATTCTTGGTCTTACTTGACTTAAAGGCTTTAGCCTCTTGTTCCAGACTAGGAGCAAGGGGTTTCTTCTTGCTTGGCCTAGGCATCTTACATATATCCTTCCAGTACTAACTGTTGTGATGACACCAAGTGTTCTCTTAACCAGTACTCGTCAACGTAGTAAGTAAACTGGTCTTCTACTAGTGGTCCTGTAGAGAACTTTAATAGATCAACTTCATCTCGGAATACTATAAAGGTACTCTTGTTAGTAGCGGCTGCTATTACTAATGGTAGTTCAAATCCAAAACCATTCTCAATAAAGTGCATTACGGTCAGAGTACCTAGGTGGATTGACATATTAACTAAGTCATCTTTAGAAATAGCTAAGGCTTCCTGTGCTGTTACGAAGCCGTTGTGAAACCCTAAGATTCCATCAATGCGCATATCAGATGCACCTATGAACGCGAAGGCACACGCACTCAGACACTTAAAACCTTTGTTGACTGTAGCTTTAACATCGTGTTCGTATAATACAGTTGCTAAGGCAACACCTTCCTTAGCCATACCACCTCTAGAGTCAAAGGCTACTTCTGTTATATCAGGGTTCATATTAAGAAAGGTATCAGTACGTGCTGACGTTCCCTCTATGAAGTCCCCAGCTATTACTAGTATAGCTTTACTACCGATGTCTACCCTAGTGAGCTTCTCCGCACTCAGTGATGTTGTAGAAGCTAATGCTATAATTAGTGATGTCGTTAGTTCCTTAATCATTTGTGTTTCTCCTCCATTGCTTTAACCATCTTGTTAATGTACCACTGAGCCTTGTGGCTATCCTCAACTGGGTTACCTTTGTAACCTGCTCGGTGGTTATACTTCATGGCGTTACCTTTGCAGTAAGCTATGAATCCGTCTAGACCTAGTACCTGTTTGATATAGTCAATACATTCGATACCGTCTGTATGATTGTAGTGATAAGGTTTATTAACTGGGTCATAATTATCTTTGGTATCTTTGATAGTTAAGTGATCTCTCATTGATTTACATTCTCCACAATCGCCGTTATCATCTACTAGGTATCCACAAGTCATACAAGTGTGTCCGTACATTATAAACTCCTTATAGGTTCTCTGAGTGAAACGCTCTAACCCACATTGCTGTTATGTCTGATCTTATAATGTCGTCCATACTGAACTCTACTATTGGAACAGGAAGCATATGTTTCTTAGCTATGTGTATAACCTTAGTTAAACCGTCTGCTTCTTTTAGGTCACTTTGTTGAACATCTCCGTTAAGAACAATAGTACTACATTCTCCTACTCTTGTCAAGAGCATTTTGAGTTCATGTGTAGTTATATTCTGAGTTTCATCTACTATTATAAATGTATTGTCGAATGATCTTCCTCTCATCAGAGCTAGGGGTGCTATCTCTATGTTGCCGTTCTTAATACCTGTCTCAACTGTACCTTTACCTAAGTGCTTCTCTAGTACGTCTAGTACAGGTAAAGCCCAAGGCATTGTCTTCTCAGTCAAGTCTCCCTTTAAGAAACCTAACTCTTTACCTACTGCAACGTGTGGTCTAGTTATAACTATCTTGTCTATCTTCTTAGTAGTGTATAGGTCAGAGGCGAAGGTAGCAGTAACATAAGTCTTACCTGTACCAGCTGGACCTAGTATGAATACCTGATTGGAAGACTTAAGTGCATCTATTAACTCCTTCTGTTTGCTGGTCTTAGGGGTAAGACCTGACGTCTTCTTAGATACTGCACCTTTGTAAGTAGTCTTACGTCTTGATCTAACTTGTTTAGAAGGAGGCTCATTGTCGTCATCTATCTTACGTCTAGTCATTGTCACACCTTCTTCTCTAACTCAGCTGCGTCTTGTAGTCTATCCATTACTACAGCTAGAGCTGCTCCTAGTTCACTGAAGGTAGCTTGCTCTGCTACTTCCTTGATGTTACCCCAAGGTGACTTGAAGGCTTGTACGGTACTACGTGACGTTGGTTGTGGCTCTGGTTGCGTCATAGTATGTGCTGTAGGTACGGGTGCTGAGAAGGTATTGTTTAGGTAGTTAATAAGTCCAGACTTATCAGTGGGAATCTCTATGCTCTTGTAGTCCTTACCCCAAAGCTTCCTAGCGTCAGCTTGTGTACCAGCGTATGTTAAACCGTTTGTATATAGATTCATGTAGTCTCTCCTAGGTTGTAGGTGCAGCTAAGCCACACCTACTGTTGTGTTTATGTTAAGTCAACTAACTCACACGTATCTCCTGAGCAAGCAAGAGTTTGACTTCCTGAGGTATTATCTTCCTTCTCATAATCAGATAACTTAGACCAATCGATCTCCTTAGGCATTAGTGACTTGAGGGTTTTGTAGTCTGAAGCTCCACACTCTTGATAAGGTGCCTGTTGGTATGTCCCACCGTCATAAGGTAGGAACGACACACCTGACATTTCATCGAAGTGTTTGTATACGAATGCTCCTACTTCCATCCATTCGTGGTCCTGTACTGAGACCGTTACAGATGGTTTATGCTCACACCAATGACGTTGATACATTAACCATGTCTCTAGTTGTTGTATAGCTGTTACATCGTTACGTAGTACTGCTCCTTTAGGTGACTTCTGTGGGAAGCTAAACACTGTAGTAGTATCAGGCTTCATCACACAAGGTTCACTAGGGACTCCTTGATCCTTCATAAACTGTGTGAGTGGATCTTTGTTGTCTCCACGTACAGTTCTGATGTAGTGCTCAGAGTGACGTGTGTGGATACCTGAGGCGCTGTCTACAAGCTGCGATACAGTACCCGATGGTTTGACACAAGTGATAGCGGCAGACACAGGGATACCTAGTTTGTTAGCCCAATGCTTGTTAGTCTTAATAGCTACATCCCGTAGATGTTGTAGTGTCTTCTCTAGTCCTTTGTTAGATGAAGTCGTCAGGGTGTTATCCATGATACCTGTTAGTGATACACCTAGTAGACGCTCCTCATCTGTGTTACGTTGCCATACCTTACGCAAGTAAGGGAACTTAGTATAGGTAGATTGAATAGTACCAAGTATTGTAGCTAACCTAACTTTATCTGATAGGTCATCTAAGGTATCCGTAGCCCGTACTACAACCTCCGTCAGATTACAGAACTGATTAGGACGCAGTATGATCTCACTACAAGGGTTAGTACCGAACTCATGGTTAGGGTCACGCCTACCGTTCTTATCTGCTTGGTTCTTAGCTGCTTGACGATTGAATACTCCACGCTCTCCTGACTTGCTCTCTACTAGTGCAGTCCACTCACGCATGAAGGTATCCATGTCTGGACGCTCGTTGTAGCAGACACTGTTGTTAGCTAGTGCTCGTTGTGCATCGTTCTCCCACCACTGTCCTGACTTAGCGTGACGCATACGATCATCTGATAGGTTAGACAATGATATCATAGCTGATCTTCGCACACCGCCTACGACTACCACCTCACCGATCTTACACATGATGTCGTGACATTCGATAGAGGCAAGCTTACGTCCTGCTGCCTTACGGAAGATGTCGATAGTGAAGTTGAATAAGTCAACGAGAGGTGCAGGTCCACTAGCACGTCCACCGAAGGTCTTTAGCTTAGCACCTGCTGGACGTACAAGTCCAATGTCCCACTGAGGAATCTCACCAGCCCATAGCAAGCTAAGTAACTGACGATAAGCCTTAGCCCAACCCTCCTTGCTATCCTTGACAACAATAGTAGTCTCACTCTTAAACAAGAGGTCAGGTACGTCAGGTAGCTTAGAGACAAACTGACGCTCTACACTGAAGCCTACTCCTGTGCCACATAGCAAGATGAACATAGCCTCATCGAATGCTTTAGGATCATCTACTGCTAAGTATGAACAGTTATACATACAGGTGTTGTCACGGTTAGCCGCTGGACCTGCTGTCATCATTGCTCTCATAGAAGGAGTAATAGCTAACGATGTGATAGCATCACGTATATCTAGGTAGGCCTTACCTTCACCTATGTGAGGTACTACCACATTGTCAAGGTAACGGTCTACAGTCTCACTGAAGCTCTCCCTGCGTCCCTCGCTTGCTAACCAACGTGCATAGCGAGAAGTATGTATAAAGGATTGGTAGTCTGTAGGTAATATATTACTCATTGTTTGCCGCGTCCCTTCATTGTTTTATCTTCATCTAACCAGATCATTCGATTGATGTCACATCGACTAATGCCTATGTCATTTAGTTCAGCATCTGACATCTGGTTTAGTATCTTAATAGTCTTCCTATGCTCGGATCTTGTCACTAAGTAATTAGTTACACGCCACAGGTATTTACAAACTCTACTCATTACCGATCATCTCCATTTCCTTGCAAGGTGCCACGTTCTTCTCGTCCATTAAGTTTATCTACATTCATCTGTAAGACAGCGCCTATGTGTACGTTGAGGAAGTTACAGATGGCTTGGATATAGAATAGGCAGTCACCTAACTCCTTCATCATATCCTCTACCTTGACTTGCTGTTTGTCACGTATCATCTTCTTAAGCTTCTCAGCTACTTCTCCTGACTCGCCTACTAGACCTAGTACGTTCTCAATTAGTCGTACATCACCCTCAGTGATTATCTTGCTCTCTACAAAGTCTGAGTATTCATCTAGTGTTGTTACTTCTTTAATCTTCTTAGTCATATCTCTGATACCTCTATATTAATTAACTTACTGTCGTCCATGTCCCAAATAGCGTTGCGTATCATCTCCTCTACAACTGCTGTACGTTCTGAAGGATCACAATCCCAATAGAACGTAGACTCATCTACGTTTACGTTTAGTATTATCTCAAACTCCATCACCATACTCCTTACGAAGTGTATCGAGTCCTATGAACTCAGGCTCGTAGTAGCCATCTTCAATCTGTCGTTTAACTATCACCCCGTGCCACCACTCCATATTAGCTTGTCCAGCCCATGTTTCCTTAGCTCCTTTATAACACCCTGCGACCAAGCCGATAGCACCCCGTGGACCCACGCCATCCTTAAAGTACATATCACGCTTGTGGGAGTGACCAACAGTACAAGACCTATACCTGTTCTGAATAAGACCGTAAGCATGATGAGTACCGCTAATGGCACGACCAAAGTTACCAGCACCAACGAAGTGAGCGTAGTCCACACCATCGTAATTGTGTACCTTAGGAGCACCAAACTCGTACTTATGATACTCATCAAACCACTTATTAGTGTTGAGATGTTTGAAAGATATGCCATACTTAGTTCCTTCTAACCTTGGGTCATACGATATAGCTGTGCCGATACGTGCTTCATGGTTACCCTCGAAACCGTACCATGCTGGCTTCTTACGCTTACCTTGTTTAAAGTAGTGACGTAGGCGTTCTTGACTATCGTTGTATGTATCAATGTCTCTTTCATAAGACTGTGTAACAATAGACTCTGGCTTACGGGTGTCGTAGCTGTTAAGTGACTTCATATCAGCACCGTCTCCTAGGTCTACTACGTAGTCAGGTTTAAGATCATATAGAAACTTACCTAACCAAGAGAACCTATCGTTAGATGCTTCGGGTGTTGCATGAGCGCAACTGAATACTACTGCTGTCTTACTCATTATTTACTACCTTTCTCGTCTATCCACTCCTGAGGAATAGACTTGTTTGCATATTGAAAACCATACCTAATACACCACTCTCCGTAGTTGCTCTTAGCGTTCTTGTATAGCTTTGCTCTAGAGTTAGTGAATACGAACCGTAGGTCTAAGTCAGGGTATTGTTTCTTTATCTCTTTATGTTTACGTCTGTCTTCAGATGTGAACCTACCTTTAGACTCAATGATGATACCGTTATCTAAGAGTACGAAGTCAGGTGTATAAGTTCTAGTCTTAGAGTCTAGCCAGCTTATCTTTAGCTTCTCATATGTGAACTGTACACCTTTCTCAATTAACTCAATAGATATGTCCTCTTCTAAACCAGACCTGTACCCAGCTTTGATAGCCCTTCTACGTCTGTTCATGTTAAGTCCTCGCTCTTAGTTCAGTCATCCCAGTTCTCTACCTCAGGTACGTTGATGTGAGTGCGCTGCTTAGTAATATAGACAGGACCGTGAGAGTATACAAACTTCCTAAGGTCAGGCCAACAGGCTTTCTTGAACTCGCAGTATGAACACTCCATCTTTAGTTTCTTATTAGGAGAAGTCTTACTCATAGGCTCATCCTTAAAGCCTCTAGTTGGTGGTACTGGATCACTAACCATTGTCTTTATGCGATCAATCTCTTCTTCTTTGTTCTTCATCTCATCAGTGAAGTCATACATATCCAAGCAGATGTGTCCGTTGACTTTATCTACGACAAGGAAAGCGCCGTAGTTCTTATTAGTGACGAGTGGGTCGTCCTTAGCTGCATATACATATGAAGATAGCTGAGAGATGTAACCAAATGGATCTTGATCTCTAAGGTCTCCGTTCTTGAACTTCTTAAAGCTATAAGGTGAAGCTGACTTAACGTCAACAGTCATACCGTCAATCACTGCGTCTCGACTACCCTTAATACCGTGGGCGTCCATACGGTCCTGCTGACCTGTAACTGTGTGACCAGCTTGCTCCACTAGGCATAGAACTAACTCCTCTATCATGTCTCCGTAGCTGAACTTAAGTAGAGCATTAGCCTTCAGAGGTGCAGCTAGATCTGTCTTGTTAATCTTATACCATAACTTGCGATCACAAGGTGTTCCTAGTGACGACATAGATAAGTAGCCTCTAGGCTCCTGTGGCTTACCGAATCTAGACTTATAGATTGAAGCTATCTTAGAACCCATAGCAGAACCTAGTGCATCATCCCATCCGTTATGACCTAGGATTACATTCTCAATATCAGCTACTAGTGTTGTTATATCTTTCATTAGTATCTCCTTGGTAGATAGGGTGGAAGGGGAACCCGTAGGCTCCCCAACTAGAAGTAGTCGCCCTTATCACCAAGGGATATCTTCTACGCTATTCTCTGACGCTGCCACTGTAGCTGTAGTAGGGGTAGATACTGGGGCTGCATCAGTGTAGTTCTTAGGTTTAATAGAGGTACCACCACCACCTGTGTCACCGTACGGTACGTGGTTGATAACTTGTAGACCCTTAAGGCGGCATCCTTTGCCCATCTTAGTGTCGTACACTTCTACGAACACGATACCAGTAGAACCATTACCAATCATACCGTTAGTATCAAGGTCCCACTTTGAACCGTCAGGTGTGTAGACGTCAGGAGCACCTGCTGCCCACTCACGGTCAAACTTATCCTTCCAAGGGCGTTTCATCTTGTAGCGAGTACCACCGTCTGTTGGTTTACCTTGCTTACGAATACCAGCGTCCTTGATGATCTTCTCACCGTCTGCATCAACGATGATGTCAACTGTTGTTGCACCATCTGTTTCAATGTCGTACTCCCCGCAATCACGGGTTACTTCAAACACTTTAGTCCATTCTAGTGTCGCTGGAATCTGAACTACTACTGTTGCCATATGTTTATCTCCTATATGGTTTACGTTAACTTATAATGTAATGATAGCATAGATAGATGTAGGTGTCAAGTGCTTAGTGAGTATCTAACCAATTTAAACCTACATCATATGAACCTGGGGTTGGTATCTTGAAACCCAGATCTTCACCTGTTTGTAACATCGTGTCAGCTACAAGCTGCCCTAGATGTGACGCTTCTTCTTTAGTACCTTTTACCTCTATCTGATACTCATCATGTATGAAGCCTACCATCCTAAAGTTAATACCCTCCTGTCTAGCTTTAGTATGGAAGTTGATTAGAGTATGTTTCATCAAGACTGACTCACCAGATTGTAGTAACCCAGCTAGTGTTTTGTACTCACTAGGTACTAGAACCCTGCGGCCATCGTACCCTACAAAGTAGCCTCTATCCGCAAGCTTAGGTATAAGTCTACGTTTTAGCTTGGACATACCGTCTATCGCTTCTTCGAATCTACTACGTGCAGCTGCGGCTTCTGTAGCGTTAACTCCTAGGATACTTGCAGTCTTATCTACACCAGCACCTAGTAGCCAAGCATATATGAAAGTCTTAGCCATGTCCCGTGTTCCGTTAGGTACATCTAAAGCTTTCCTATTCATGTTATGTATGTCTGTTTCATCCTCCTTGTTACCCTCCATGATAGCCTTAGCATACATATCAGCATCGTAGTGCTTCCATAAGTAGTCAGCTAGTACACGTAGTTGGATACCATCAGCATCACAACCTACTAGCCAGCTACCCTGCGGAACATCCCAACACTCTCTTAGATGTTTATCGTACTTACTCTTGATAACATCTACTGCGTTAATCGGATTGCCGTGGAAAGCTGATGGTATGTTAGCGGTGTTAGGAGCGTTGTGTGCGCAACGTCCTGTCCATGCTCCTATGTTGTTAATGGAACCATGTATCCTACCGTCTCTACCTACTTGATCTATCCACTCTCTCAGTGAGCTTCTACGTCCCTCTAGGACTAACCACTGTGCTAGAGACTTAGCACCCTCAGAGGCTGTGTCAGGCAGTGTCGTAAGGTTATCTTCTGATACAGTATAACCGTATTTAAGTAAGTCTTTCTTCTTAGCTGTGTGGAACTCCTTATCCATTGATTTGATCTTCTTACCGTAGGCATCACCTACCTTTAGTTTATTAAAGAGAATGTGTGTCTTAGTCTTCTCGAAGGGCTTCCAACCTGCTTCCCAAAGAACATCTACTCTGTCCCTAGAGGCTGCTGGTTTGAATGGTACATAGTCGTAGCATAACAACTCATCGTCAGTTGTACGCTTGGTTAGTGGGTAAGTATCCTTAGCTTTGATTACACTAGAGTACTCAGTACCATCTGCCTTTACTCTGTACTTAATAGTATTGACGTGTAATAGTTTAGATGGGAAGTCAATCTTGAACTGCTCCTCTATTCTATCCTTCTCCTCTGTAACACTGTCAAGTAAACGTTGGGCTAACTCCTTGTTGAAGTGGAAGCCAGAGTACTTAGTACGCACTAACTCTATCTGTAGATCATGTTCAGTACGTAAAGACTTAGACCATCCTTTGCTGTAGACGTCAGCTTTGAAGTGATTGAACAAAGCCTCAGTAGTATCTAGATCACCATACCAGTAATCTATCATGTCTTGATTGAAGTTATCGAAGTCAGTGTAGTCACCCTTGTGGACTCCTAGACGTATACCCCAAGACTTCAAGCTGTGTGGTCCTTTACCACCTTTAGGTGTCTCTATGTTGTAGTCGAAGGTACGTGACAGTATTAGTGTGTCAATAACCTTGTATGGATCGAGACGTGAGTCTAACCATTTGTTTAGTAAGGGTAAGTCGTACTGTATGAAGTTATGACCTACCATCTTATCCAATGATAAATGCCATTCAGTAGCAGCCTTACGTGCTACAGTATCTTCGTGTATATTCTCAAACTTAAATACCTCACCAGTGCAAGCCATCTTACCACCGACTAGCCAACACTTGTCAGGGTTATCAATAGCATTCGTCTCAATGTCGCA